ATTATGTTTGAAAATGGTAGTCGTAGTTCTCCTTATTACCTTGGAACAACATGGCATCGAGATCGTGGTCCTAGTGGTCAACATACTTGGGGCTACAACATAAATGAATATTATAAAATATGGGAAGGAACAAGAAATGGTTATTTAGTGGGACCAGACGATGGATCTCAAGTTTTGCCTCCTTGGAATACTGAAAACTATAATGGTTTTGATCTCACATCAGTAATTGACTTTAATTCCAATCCAGAAGCACAAAGGCTTTTGACATATCCAAACATATACGGATTCAAAACTCCAGAAAAGCATATGATTAAGATGGTCGATGGAGACCCTAAGTGTAATAGAAAGTGGAAAAGATTTGAAATCATGTCCAGTTGTGGAAACTGGATTATGTTAAAAGACGATCATTTGCATTATGCCGGTCAGTGGGCTCACCCTGATTGCGGAGGAGTGGTCAAAGAAGGTGAAACAAGTTGTGTTGAAGATGCTTACACGCAGAATCAAATTGACAACATATCATCTGGAGGAACAATTGAACAAGCACAAAATACAACAGACTTGAGTCCCGAGTCTGGAAAAAAACTTGAAGAAAATTCTTGTGAAGGAAAAAAGAGCAACAAAAAAATCATTGGAGGACACCCAAACACAGGTTCTCCCAGATCAACATATTACAAAAAACAAATAGGTTCTAATCCTTTTTTTAAGCAAAGGCAGGAGTGTCGTCCTTACAAGGGTCCGCCTACTCCGCAGAATAATTCTGCTGATTTACCGCAAAGTGGAATTCAGATTCAATCAATATCTGGTCATTCTTTCGTAATGGATGACTCAGTTGAGGAACCAAGTGGTTCACCGACATGGGACAGAGAATTTGATTTTGGTTGCAACAACAAGTATGTTGGAAGAAGTTATTGGAAGTCGGCAACTGGACATAGCATAGAATTAAGTGATGTTGAAGGTGAGTCTGGTAGTGACAAAGGTGCAATTCGTGGTGAAGATAATTACATTAGGATAAAAACAGCTACTGGCAATAAAATTGAACTGAATGACCACACTCAATCCGAGCCAGATTGCAAGGGTTGTCCTCCCAATATTGCTGGAGAGAGAAGAGGTATTCTTCTTCAAAGCACTAGTAATCACATTATTCAAATGTCTGATGAAGGCAATGAACAATGTGGACCATGTCGAGTCGAAGGCGGGAATCCTGTAGCCAAAGCAAAGAAAGCCTTTGTCAAGATTCGTTCTGGTTATGGTCTTGAGATGAGTTTTAATGATGATTCAAATCAGGAAACTGCGGAAAACCAAAACATTCAGATATATTGTCCTCACAAGCAAAATGTGAATGGACCTCATATTTTCAGGATGCAGGAAGCAACTGATCCCTCACCCGGATTAGTATTTCTGAGAGTTGGTGGCAACTACATTAACATGACCGCAATTAACCATTATACGATTGTCGGAACAAATGAAGACAGTAGTTTAATTGAGTTTGTAACAAAGTATAACTTGGTTTATTCCAAAGATGCTTACATGAATATTACTGATACATCTCATTTATTTTTGGCGAAAGATAAAATTATTCTTTTGGCTGGTACTGACTGTCCAGACCCAGAGGGAGGCCCTTCTGGACCATGTTTAGCTCCTGTTTGTGTTCTTAAGGATGGTGCTATTAGAGCTAGTGATCGTGTTTTTGCAAGTGCATCTCCCGATGCTACGGTTTTGAGTATGTTTCAGTTGAAACCATTCTATAAAGAACCTCCAACAACTCCACCGACTACTGGATAAATAATTTGTTGTACAAGTTTGTAAGATTGATAAATAAAAAGTATTTTAGGAAAACCGTCATAATTTGGCGGGAGGAAATAATATAATATGGCTACATTTGGCGGTGTTCCCTACCCAACAGTAAAAACACCAAGGGGTTATTGGTATTCACAGACTGGAAGCAGTCAGATCAAGTCTGATTTGCTTTGTCTTCTTTTGACAAATCCGGGTGAAAGGGTAATGATTCCAGATTTTGGCACTCCTCTTAAAAAACTATTATTTGAGCAAAATGATGTTGTTTTGAGGAATGAAGTGAAAAGAGTTATATCTTCTGCTATAAAAAAGTGGGAGCCTAGAATTGTTGTGCAAAATATTGAGGTTTCTTCTCAAATTGACGAAAATTCTTTGAATAATGATGATGACAGAAGCTCTATAGATAGCATTATATCTGTTAAAATAATTTTCGTTGATCCACAGAATATTAAACAGGTGGAACAACTTGTACTTGAAATTCCACTAAGTTAGGAGAAAAAATGGCGACAAACAATAATTGCCCATTTGATATTACGCCATATACTCAGTCTCAACTGATTACAACGCCTAGTATTTTCAGCCTCAATTATACAAACCAAGATTTTTGGAGCATGAAGACCCGTCTTGTTGAATTTATCAGGCAGAAATTCAGCACGGATTTTTCTGACTTTGTTGAGTCATCTTTGGCGATGATGTTAATTGAAAACTGGGCTTTTCTTGCTGACACATTGTCTTTCAAGATGGATCAGATTGCTAATGAAATTTTCATTGACACGGTAACAGAGCTTGAGAATGCCTTCAGGTTGGCTAATTTGGTTGGTTATCAGCCACAACCTCCAATAGCAGCCAGATCATTGTGGACTGCAACCTTGAATAATCCTGTTTTAAGCGATGTTCCAATACCAGCGCCATTTGATGTTCAGATCAATGCTGGAGGAACAGCAATAACTGTTGAGCTATTCCCAGCAGATTCAGAAAACAACCCTATTTTTGATGAGGACATCATTATTCCGGCTGGCAATCTTGTTAATGCAAGCATAGTTGGTCTTGAGGGCAAAACAAGAAATATCTTGATTGCTGGAACAGGTGCTGTTGGACAAGTAATAACCTTGGGACAAAACCCTGTTATTTTTGATTCGATCAGGGTTTATGTTGACGGAATCAAATGGGACCAAGTGCCTTATTTCACAGATTCACAACCAAGAAGAGAATACAGGATTGAATATGATTCAACATATACGGCTTATGTAATTTTTGGAAATAATCAAACTGGTTTGGTTCCAAATAGTGGAAGTAACATTCGTGTGATTTACAGACAGGGAGGCGGAACTGTAGGAAACATTGTAAGTGGAACTATTGAAAAGCAGGCAATCATCAATGTGCCGGGAATTCCATATGGAATTCCAATTGTTATGAGAAATTATACTAGAGGTGAATTTGGATATGATGGGGACACTATTGACGATATCAGACTTAAGCTTCCAGCTTGGGTAAGGTCTCAAAACAGGGCTGTTACTGGTTTGGATTACAAGACATTGACTGATCAATTTTCAACTCCATATCAGGGTCAAATTGGAAAAAGCACGGCTGTACTAAGAAACAGTGGATGTTCTGGCAACATTGTTGATATTTATATTTTGGCCAGAAATGGCATAGATGGTCTTCAAGAGGCAGGACCAGACTTGAAAGTTGCTTTAGAAAGATATCTTAATGATGTAAAAATGATTACTGATTTTATTTGTATAAGAAATGGATTCATTATACCAGTAGACATAAATATAGACATTGTAATGGACAGGCTTTATAGAAAGTTTGAAGAAGAATTTAGGGTAAAAATACAGAGAAGACTTGATCAATTTTTTGCAATATCCAATTGGGAATTTGGTGAGCAATTGAAGGAAATCGATATTACAAAGACTCTGTCGGATTTGAAAGAAATAACAAGTATTGATGTATCTTTCACAACAGACAATCCTAATAATAGCGGCAATATAGTCAACTCAAGATTCTTTGAGATTATAAGGCCAGATGTGACAACGATCACATTTACATTTGAGTAAGGAGTGATGGTGGCAATAGTCGATCTTGAAAAAAATCCCACAATAACCGACACTGTCAGGTTTCGTCTTTTGACACCTGATTATAACGGTTGCTTTTTGACGATGCCGTACAAGTTTGACAGCATCACCATTTACTTTGTTGAAAGAGATTTTTCTAGTGGAAACACAAGCGCATACAATGAAAAAAGCTATGATCCAAAGAAAATTGCTTCAGCAGAAGAGCTTGAGGCGACAGCTTGTGCAAACCCAACATCAGATAATATAGCAGCAGCGAAAAGGGCAAGAGCATTAGCCGAACAAACTGTTGCTTCATCTTTTTTTTATTTTAATCAAGCCAATCCAATAAAAATTGTTGGTAAAAATACTGAACCAGCTTGGATTACTGGTCATGAAATAACTGGAATAAGTGCAACAAATCCTGTTGTAATAACATCAGCAAGTCACGGCTTAAACACAGGCGATACAGTTTACATATACGCAACAAATTCCGCCCCTCCAGTTGACGGCGAATATGAAATAACATATTTAACATCGAATACTTTTTCAATTGATTTTGATTTAAGCGATCCAAGTTATACTGCCGGTACGGACGGCATGTGGTTCACATCACTGGAAAACAGCAATAATTTTGTTCAGCCTGTAGTTGTCAACAATCAGACAACAATTGGCCTTTTTGAGTATCTTTGGGAGCCAAGGGGAGTTAGAGAGGGTGACTATTTCATTTGTTGGAAGTGGACACCATTGGTGGGTGGAGATTCAATTTCTTCTCACATTAAGTTTAGTTTATCTGGAAACACGCATGTAACAACAAGTATACCAACTCATTTTACAAATCCTGAAAAATACAAAACTTTGTTAGAAAAGTATACTCCAGAAATGTTCAAAACACTCATTTCTGATGTTGATGAAACACCATCTGTAATTGACAGGTTCAATCAATCAGTGGCTCTTGGATTTACAACTCTTGAAAACTTAGCCAATCAGATTGTTGACCTTCAAGATCCAAATGTCATAGCAGAACCACTATTGCCTTATTTGTCAAATTTGTTCAATTTGAAATTAAAAAGCAATGATCCGACAAGATGGCGTGGACAAATAGCAAGAGCAATTCCTCTTTTCAAAAATAAAGGAACAAGGAATGCGTTAGAAGAATCGTTTGGTCATGCAGGAATGAAACTTGTTTCATATAAGCCATTGTGGCAAGTTGTTTCAAGGTATACATGGCAAGAATCATTTACATATGAAGGCATAATTTATGCTTGGGAATTAGAAAAAGTTTTAATTGAACCTATTGATCTAAATAATTTTTATTTGTGGATAAGACCTTATAATTCAGACGCATATACGATATTGACATCTAGTTATGTGTCATTCTCAACAGTAGATGGCATAACAACTATGACTTGGGTTGGTGATACTCTTTCAGTTGATCCAATTACATTGATTTCTGGAGATACAATTAGAGTTTTGTATCAATATTCAACAATTCCAAGTCCTGTTGAACAAGATTTGGAAAATTATGTTAGAACTCTTGAGTTAATAGACAAGCGTGACGAAAGAAGTCAAATATATCCTTTGAAGAATTGGAATGTTCGTGGAATTGAACAAGACGATGTTTTATTTAATTTGATTGTTCCTTCAAGAAATCCATTTCATGATTTCTTAATTTTTGGCCAGATAAGGACTGAATTTCCTTATTCGGAAAACATTTACAATATGGAAGAGTACAACGGTAGTATTAGAAATTCCAAGGTTCCTTGCGACATAGGAAGGGAATTTGTTGATCCTTGTTCATCCTGCATAAGCAGTAGTTATAACATAGATGTTCAAATAGACGCATTGTCAAATGATAGAATAAATGAGTTTTATGAAGTTTTGGCAGAAAACATGCCATTTCATGCTTTGTTGAATACTGTAAATTTCTATGGAGGACTACAAGAATTCATTGCTTCTCCACAAGAAACCATTGAATGCTTAGTAAAGGTTGCTCAACTGCAATATTGCATTTCTGGAGAAGGTCAGACTTATTTCAATAGATCTATGAGACTCAGCAATCTTAATGACCTTCCAAATAGCCAATGCATCTTTAGAAATGAACTTGCAACAAAAACACAAGTTGTAACATCGGCTACAGCTACTGCCTATAACTCCGACATCGTTGTTTATTGTCCAAGTCAACCATTAGCTGGATTTGCAATAAGGGGCGATCATAGTGCAATATTGCAAATTCTTGATGGTGCATATCAAGGTTCTTATATAGTATACGGCGTTGATGACAGAATTGTTTATTTCAATACTTCACCAACAGAGCCAATTGATGGGTGCAATAACATATTCTCGTGGTCTGGATCATTGAGTACATGTTCATTTCCTTTCAGAATCATTAATCCAATTATTGACAATTACAACTATGGATCTTTGTGCAATATAATTCAGGACAATCTTGTTGTATTTGGCGATTCTTCTAAGGATTTTGGATTACTTGGCATCAAGTCGCAATTTGATGTTAATCAAGGAACTGCTTTATCTGCTTATGAAATTTCTATTCCCGCTTACGGACTAACAAATTATACAATATTGAATGTTGATCCTAGCGGAAATTTAACTATAGATTATGACAGTACTCTTCCTTCTTCTTCCTCTACAAATATAAGCTACACAATTTATAACGGTGCTACTCCAGTTACCACAGGAACATTAGGTTTTCTAACTGTTACCACCAGAGGCCGGGTTACAGTTTTGAATTCGTCTTTGCTACCAATAAGCAGCATGATAACTGGACCAAATTTTTATCATAATGTTAGTTCAATTGATTATGAAATATCCAGTTTGGTTGATGGAACAACAGACCAGTTTTATATAAGCGGTTATAATGGTGGTACTATAGCTGGACTTAATATGGTTATCACTAAAAGAATGGTTGACAATGTCATTGGCTACATGAGTCATCGTGGCATGAACATTCAATTTTCTGGAATTGACTACGAAACAAGCCTTGGAATTCAAGATGGATCAAACAATATTTTACCATATGTTGATCCTGTAGTAAATAATTTCATGGCTAATTATATTGTCGAAGTTGATGGTGTAAATTATTGGATGTCGGGTATTAACGGAAATAGTCCAGCAGGCGATACTACAATAAATTTAAGTGGTCCTGACATTTATTGGAGAACTTTGCTAAACGGAGGAACATCAGTTACAGTCAATATGTATAAATACAATAGCTTGGGATCAACGATTCCCGGCCAACAATCAGGTCAACCAACTCATACTTTCCAAAAGCTGGATAGATCAGGAAGTCCTAATGTTACTGGGACAAATGAGTTGAATGATGCGATAGTCGCTTCTCTGAGTGTTGAAGATCAGGGAATGCCGAAGGAAAACATAAAGCAGAAAGAATCAATCTCGTATAAAATTGTTTATTCCAATGGAAGCGGAGAAGAAGGCACACTATGAAAGATCTAATTAACAGTATCAAGACCCGTGGCGATGTGCAGATGATAATAGATTATGCTTGTGGAAAGCGTGAGATTATTGAGTTTCCAAACACGGTATTAAATAATGGTCGTGAAGCTCTAGCTGCTTCTCTCGGAAACAAATTTACTGGAAATTATAGTTTCTACATTAACAGGATGATTTTTGGAACTGGTGGAACTACTGGCGGAAATGTAAAATTCGTTGATGCTGGTAGAAATGGTTTGTTTTGTGGTTCTCCAGTTTCATCAAAGCCCGTCATATCCGCAATTGATCCTAATGTTAATTCGCAGATAATTTTGACCTCTGTTTTGGCAACTGGTGATGCAGTTGGCGAAACTCTCAACGAGATGGCATTACAAATGGCCACTGGTGATTTGTACAGTATGGTTACATTTCCTGATTTGACTAAAACAGATCAGATGAGTATCATTTGGAATTGGACTCTAAGCTTTATCTAATATTGAAGGGGGAAAATGCCTGACTTAAATGGTTTACCAGTTCCACAATACAATGCTGGCCAGCCTTATCACTGGGAATATGACAATCTGCCTTTGCAAACATTGGCTGATAGGGATGATCTGATCAATGCTGTTGTAGACACTCATCAAGAGATTTTAAGAAATAGTGCTGGCACTGTAGGAACATTGGCTAATCGTCTTGATCAATCGATTCAAGATGATGGTAATTTGCTTACTAGTGCTGTTAATGATGCCTTGCACAATATTGCAAAACATACAGATGGTAGTACTACCGTTTCTGGTTCTGATCTTACAGATTACCAAAATCTTGGTTATGTGACAGTAAGCAATCCTGTTCCTTTTGTGAGGATGCTAGAGGCGGAGAGAGATAAGCTTTCTCTTGTTGCAGATGAAGCCACTAAGTTGTTGGTTGATGTCAACACGCCATCTCTTGTTTATACATTCGGTGATGGTGGTATTGACAATCTTGTCTTGGCTGAGTCAACTAGTATTGGATGGACATTTGAAGGCCCGAATAGCGTAAAGCCGGAAATTAAATTTTCTATTGCTTTTGCCCATCGTCATTATTATGATTTAGAACCAATAACTAGCAATTACATCAATTTTCAGGTCAATAGCCCATCTACTCCATACATGGAAGACAGTTTGCGAGTTTATATCAATGGTGTGAGACTTAATTCAGAGTATAATGTATATGTTCCAAACAACACCGTAAGCACATGGACTTCCAATAGGTTCACTCCAAGTCATCTTGCTGGGACATTTGCGCTTGCGACTGCAATCAATGCTTCTGATATAATCAGAATTGATTTTGATGTAGCTGTAACATAGGAGCTTGCATGTCATTTATAAACTGGGTGAAGAATAGAGATAATGATCTTTATTGTGAGTTCATCTTGCAGGATGAGTATGGCAATGAAAATACAGACAGCAAAAAAGAACTTGTTGTTCTGGTCGGACCTCCAGCAGTTGGCAAAAGCACATATATAGCTCAAAAATTTCATTCAGATGATGTTTTTGTTGTAAGTCGTGATGAAATAGTTGATCGTGTATCAAAAGATTACGACATGACATATGATGATATGTTTGCATTACCTCCAAAAGATGCTTTGCCAAATACTAGCGTGGCTGGAATGGAAAAGTATGGGAATGTGCAAAAAGCTCCTTTGTGGATGAAATGGACTCCCGTGGTTTTCGATAGAGTTCAAGAAGCGAATGATAGAATAAATAATTTATTGCAAAAAAGATTTGCTGATGCAGTAAATTCTGACCTGAATATTGTTGTTGATATGACAAACATGACAGCTTCTGTTCGCAAGAACGCTTTGAAACATGCAGACAAAAAAGATTATTTCAAAAGAGCGGTGGTTTTTACATTTCAGGATTCTGATCTTCCTGAATTGATGAGAAGAATGAAAGAAAGAAGCGATAAGATTAGAAAGCAGGGAGGAAGCAAAACAATTGGCGAAGATGTCGTCAATAGAATGATTCAAAGTTTTGAAGCTATAGATCCG